AAGAATATCAAATCTGCGATAATATTCTTACTCGCTGGTTTGATAAAGTTTACACCCAACAAAAGGAGCAAGCACGATGATTGATTATGATGAGAACCGCAAGGATCTTCAAGTAGATAAACTACACGAGGATCTTGTTGTTGAACTTGAAGAACAAGCATCAAAGTTGGGTATTACTGTAGACTATTTCATTTCCGAGTTCACTAATCTTTCTGTAAAACGATGAGCTTTCTTTTTGGTATAGGTTTAGGTGCTTTACTTACAATGGGCGTAGCATTTGTTGTTGCTGCCGATAAAAATGATGTTGACGAAAACGAACAAGACTGGTACACTTGATAGGTAATTTACAACAAACAATGAAGTATTTGTATTTGGTTGATTTCTGGGTTCCTTTTCCTGCATCAGAGTATTCTGGTTTGATTGCAGTGATTGGTGCTGATGATAATGAGGTTCACGACATTCTATTGGAATGGAGAGATGATTACCTTGATAAGTATGATCTTTCAATTATGCAATCTGTAGTAAATGCACAAAGGTTTGCTCTTGTAGATGAAGAACAATCTCGCGTGGTTGAGGCATTTACAACCTGATGATTGATACTTCACTAAATCGTCTTGAGTTTGACCTTAAAACACAATATCAAGACCGTATCACGCATTTGCAACAAAAGATTACAGAACAACAACAAGAGATCCTAAAACTCCAAGAACACATTAAACTACTCTCACGCGACAAATACTACGATTGTTGATGAAACTCTCTATTGATCTCATTCCTTCTTTCACTCACAAAGCACCTAAAAATTACACATATGAAATTGAGGAATTCAAAGCGAATGTATTTTCAATTTGGTTGAGAGATCATAGAACTTATGATTACAACAACGGCAAATCTGTTCGTTGTATTTGGGGTTTTTATAATTTTAAAAAGTGTAAGTATTTTGCTCCCGTAAATAGTTCTACAGTTGGTAAAGAAGTAGATTTCAAACAAACAAGAAATTATACTGCGATGCAACTTAAACAATCCCCGTTAGATCAGTTTTTTGTATGATTTTTGCCGAAGGAACTCAAGTCACATATAAAGGATCTTATGGTGTAATTAACTTTGTATGTGAAACTTATGTTGTTGTGAAGTTTCCACCAGCACCAGATAGAAATCCTCAATTGGTATTAGTATTCCGTGATAACTACAAACAATTAGAGATATTAAAGGCATCTACTAAATGAAGAATAAGGAACCTATGTGGAGATTGGTAGCAAAAGCACTAGGAGAAAAGTCTGGAAAGAATAACAAAGAGGCGGATAAGATTGCTCTTATCCGTCTTTTGATGTTTCTAAGTATTTTTATAACAAACTGCTTCATTATCTTTAATGCAGTAAGAACTCATATTGTTCCCGCAGAACCTAAACCAGTTAAGTGTATTATTCTAAATAACTAAAAACATTCAGAAATGAAAACCTATAATCAACTGGTTGAAGACCTAGAGCAAAGAAGACAACAACTTCGTCAAAGGCAGTTGGATCAAATGCAATTAAATAAAAAGAAAGTTGCGTCTTATCAGTCTGCACAGAAACAAAAGCAAGCAGCATCTCAAGAACGTGAGCAATTGAAGAAAGAAATCAAGAGGGAATTGCAAATGGAGCAAGATCCTCATATGGAACCGACTGAGTATAACAAACAGGTTGCAAGACAATCTGCACGTTGGAAAGGTATGCAAATCCGTCAGGCTCACGGAGAAATGGAGCACGAAGCAGGAGCACAACTAGCAGCAAAGAAAGCAAGACTAAAAGCAATTATGTCTCGCTGATAAATAATGATGCTCTAATGTGTTCGCATCCATAAGAGTGGAAAGGGGCAGAAATGCTCCTTTCTTATATAAATAATACTGCGAACACAATTTAGAAGCAGAACTATGCAACCACGTATCTATACGTATAAGATTACCTTTGAAGAGGTTTCTTATTACTATTATGGGAGCAAGAAAGAAAAGTATTTTGGTGAAGAATATTGGGGATCTCCAATAACAAATAAATGGTGTTGGGAACTTTACACTCCAAGAAAACAAATATTAGAACTCTTTGATTATAGTGATAGGGGATATGAAGAGTGTATAAAAGTGGAGAAAAGATTGATTAAACCAGTTCTTAATGATGTCTGGTGTTTGAATGAAAATTATAGTAATTTTTATTCACTAAAAGTATTAAGTGATGCTGGAAAAAAAGGTGGAAATAAAAATAAAGAAAATAATACGGGAATTTGTGGTATTTCTACAGAAAAAAGAAGAGAAATTGGTATAAAAAATGGAAATAGAATAAAAGAACTTGGGTTGGGTATTTTTGCAATATCTAAAGAGCAACGATCTGAAACAGCAAAACAAACTATGCGGAAATGCAAAGAAAACAATACGGGAATATATGCAAGATCGAAAGAGCAACAAAGTGCTGCTGGAAAGATTGGTGGAAAAATAGCAGCAGAAAGAAATAGAATGAATGGAAAGGGACTTTTTGGAGTTTCTATAGAACAAAGAAGTGAGAATGGAAAGAAAAGTGCTGCTATAACTAATTTGCAAAAATGGATATGTTTGGAAACAGGATATATTTCAAATCCTGCTGGATTGAGTTCATACCAAAGAGCAAGAGGAATTGATACATCATTACGAGAAAGAATTAGTTAAAATTGGGCCCCTGAAAGTGCATCAGTAATGTAAGAACGCAACTTAAAATGGATCATTTTGACGACTTGCAAATTGAAGACATCTCTGGTAACTTTGATTTCGTTGAAGAGATGAATGAAGGTCTTTTTGATGAAGACAAAGACTCAAAGTCTTTTGATACTTATCTCAACTCTAACTACGATTACTGATTTTTTATAAATGACTTCCAACATTCTGCATCATCTGCGCGAACTCCAACTTAAGTGGAGGCAACAAGATTTCAAACTCTCACGCGAACAACAAGAGCAATATGATATTCTACTTGAAGCACGACGAGAAAGAGTTCTTGGATTCTACAAAGATGGTCGTGTCTTTAAGGGCAGTAAAGCAGCATTTGATAAACTTGCATTAGATAATCAAGTTGTAGAGGAGGAAGAAGAAGATTGAATGGTAGTGGCCAGTTGAGAAACTGGCCACTTTTGCTTGATTTTGTCCTCTCGCTCCTGTATTGTTCTAAATAATAAGAAACAACGCTGTTTCTGATGAAAACGTTCTCTCAATTTATGACCCTCTGCGAGGCAACTTACGACAAAGAGGTGATGTCTGGTTCCCAGATCAGAACTATGGGAACAGGTGGTAGAGTTAGTCAAGAAAGGAAAAAGTCACCAGCAGAAATTCGTAGAACAAAGAGAACAGGTGGCGGACAATCCAGACCAAGTTCTTATAAACCACGCAAAGACATTGGAACTCAAAAGACTGCTGCTGAACGTCAACAGCAACCAACAAAAGAGCGTGGAAGTAAGGAAGTTGCACAATCCTATGCTGAAAAGGTAAAGGCAGAACGCAGAGCTGCAGCAAAAGCAAGAGCAGCAGCAAAAGCATCAGGTAGTGCTGCACCTAAACCAAAGGCAAAGGAATTAGAGAAGACAGCAACACAATTACTCTCCAAGAAAGCAGCAGATAAACCCAAAGCATCAAAACCTGCAAGTGATGAAAGGTTCTCAAGTTCTAGAAAACCTGAGGAGCATATGGTTAAGGGCAAATATACGAGAGCAGAGAAGAAGAAAGTTGTAAGAGCAGGAAAACAGAAACTGCGTGATTTAGTTCTTAATGCAACTGGTAAGAAGAAAGAAAGCGAACTCAAGCACAAATACACTGGACCTGATAAAGACTGATACTGGGCCCCTGAAACTGCACCAGTAGTATAGACACCAACCTCGTTATGAACCGTATCGAAATCCAACGCGCACTTTATGTTGCTCGCAATGAGTATCTGAAGGCAAAGAAGTCTATGGAGTTTTATGCTCGTGAGATTTCTTATCTGAAGGAATGTGAGCGTGATCTGGACAAACCTGCCGATTGGTTGTATAATGAAATGTTCGGTGATACTCCTGTTGCTGAAGAAATCTACGGAGGTTGATTATGGCTACTTGGAAAGCAGAATGTTGGTTAGGTTCTAAAGCAGGACGACAAACACTTGAAGTTCAAGCAAGTTCACTTAATGGTGCTAAAGAACAACTACAACGTGTTTATGGTGCAGAGCAGATTTGTAATCTCCGCGAAGTAAGGAATAACTCTTCTGGAAGTTCTGGAGGTTCTGAAGGTAGTTTTGAAGGAAGTGTAGCACTTATTGGTCTAATTGCAGCTGCTTGGGCATTTATGTCTTTTACTCCTTGGATTTTGATGGGTCTTGGAGGTGCAGCAGGTGCCTGGATTGGTGAGAAAGTTACTGGTCAATCTATCGAAGACTATAACGAACGCGATGACGATTTGGGACACGGAAAAGCAGGAATAGTTCTTGCACTTGCACTTATTTTAGGTGGCGTTGGATTTGTTCAAGGTGATAGTCTGAAGAAGGAATTTGATGCACCTTCTGATACTCCTGCACAAGTTCGCCCAAAGAACTGAAACTGGGCCCCTGAAACTGCACTTATAGTATGAGCACCAACCTTATGAACTTTCAACTGCGGCCGCATCAAGAACGTGCTACAGAGGCAATGCTAAAGTATGTGAGAGGTATCATTTGTGCAGTAACTGGTGCAGGTAAAACTCTTGTCGGTATTGCTGATACTGTTCGTGAGTTTGCATCTGAAACTCCTAAGACTGTAGTTGTAGTTAGTCCCAGGATTTTGCTAGCAGAGCAGTTGTCTCACGAATACCTTGAGTTTATTACTAACGCAAAGGTATTTCATTGCCACAGCGGAGAAACGCACTGGGAATCTTCTACTCGCCCTTATGAAATTCGTAATTGGGTAGATACTCACAAAGATTCTCATAAACTTATCTTCACCACATATCATTCTTTCTCTCGCCTTCAGCAAGCAGGAATTGAAGTTGATACTGTTCATATGGATGAAGCACATAATTCTATTCAAAAGCACTTCTTTCCTGCTGTTCAGTATTTCTCTAAGACTGCAAAACGATTCTATTCCTATACTGCTACGCCCAAGAACTCTAATGTAATTGGCAAACCTGGAATGAATTGGAGTGAAGTTTACGGCCAAATCATTGCAAATGTTTCTGGTCCTGAAATGGTTCGTGGAGGTTACATTGTTCCTCCTAAAGTAGAAGTCAAGCAACTGCCTATGGTTAAAGGTC